ATTAAAATAATCTTTTACTTTTTGAATGCACTTAAAAATAATTTCTTCTTTGTTAAATCCTTTTTTTGCATATATTGAAAATCTAACGCCAATGTTAATAATATATCCATCCTTAATGTTGACCGCGTCTGTCAGCATTCTATAAGGCCCTAGGTAAGTCTTAATGTTTCTTTTTGTCGCTTCATTAACGTGCTCTAGTTTCTTTTGTTTATTGTATCCTAGCACATAAAAGTTTAGTGCCATAGGATTAGGAACTCGAACTTCTAAGTCTTGCACTTTTAAAGGTTCGTTTGGCTCAACATATTTTTCCATTAAAACTTCTGGAGAGATAGTTTGCCCTTGTATTACACCTTGACCTGAGTTTAGTTGGTCGTCTTGTGTTATAAAAATCTTTGAGATGTTGCCAAACTTAGAAGGCATACTATAGACTCTAGTTACGTAGTCCTCTTTTGATACAGCCCTTTGCTGTGCCTGAAAATATTGTTTAACATTTTCTTTTATCTCTTTTATTGTTTCAGCACATTTGCCGCCTGTAGCAGGAGAAGGATTATTAACTGATATTGAATTTAATGATTCATCTCTAAGTGTTCCATCGAGTCCTGCAGAATTAATAGCAGCATCAACACTTCTTTTTGATGTTATAGAGTTGGCAGGTACATTATCATCAATGCCACCGCCAGTAGAGTATGTTATAGTTAATGTTGTATTTGCAGGTGCCTGACCGTAAACAGAGGTTTCTAAAAAGTTGGCAGGATCAAGTGCTGAATTAGAATTTAAGAAATCAGAATTAACATTTGAATTTCCAACTGTCGATGGATTAGGTATAACTTCTTCATCATTTTCTGTTGCTGTTCCGGAACCAAACTGTAATTGAAATGTGCCATCCGGCTTTATATGTGTCTTAAATCTTTTCTTTGTTCTGATGAGCTTTAGCATATATGGTGTAGTGTCATTATACGCAGCAAGATTGGGATCAAATTCTGCATCATTTCTAACTTCATCATATATTAAGTCTTGTGCTAGTGAATCTACATGATACCACTTGTTCCCATCTGAATCTACACAAGATATTACTTCTAAAACATTTTTGCTTCCTAATGTCAGCATGTCATATGCTTTTGCAGATCCGAATGAAAAAGTCTCTTTAACAACTTCACCGCTAACACACCTTGCATTTTTCTTTAATAAAAATTTAGTAGGATTTCCCGAATCATCAACCTCATAAATACTTGTCTCTACAGGATCAAGTGAGCCTGATGTACTGAAATCTACTTCTTCGACTAACCTAAATGTTTTTCCAAACTGGTCTGCCGAAACAACAGATCCTGGCTTTACTCTATAGCCGTAAGAATAATTTGGTGTCACATTGTCACCTGACCCTGCTGCTGGAACAGTTTGAAATACTTCTAGTGTTGTTTGAGCAGGTGTAGATATTGTAGGTTTGTACCCGTAAGATTGGGCTATTGCAAAAACTGTTTTTCTCTCTTCAGCGTATGCTAATAGTGATTCACGAAATTGTTCATCAATATAAAATGAAAGTATGTCACCGACATAAGCAGCCATCTCTATGAACATCATACCTGGGCTTGTTTCATTAAAATCTGAATATGATGATGGAAAATAATCTTTTGCAAAGTCGATTAAATCACCACGTAATCCTGTAAAATTTTTGTTTAAAAAATTTATATCTTTTGGTCTCTGTTTATCTAGTGCCATCTATTATTCTCCTACTGTCGCTAGATTTAATGTTATTGTCTCTGTAGCATTCGGTTCTATCCTTGTTGTAAATGTTACACTTATATTGACTAAATTTAAGTCATGCTGCAAATCAATATTTATACCTTTTAATACTACGTGGGGCAACCATAATCCAACTGATTCTCTTATCGAAGAATCTATTTTTTCACTTAGCTTATCGTCCATAGGCTCAAATAAAATATTAAACAAATCACATCCAAGTTCAGGCTGATTTACTCTTTCACCTTTCACAGTCAATAATAAATTTTTCATATTTGATTTCGTCTGTTTAAGTAATGTCGTACTGGACTTAAACCACCCGTGACGAGAATGTACAAATGGCAATGACACGCCAATAAATGTATCAGGATCTTTATCTCTAGATCTAACAGAAGTTGTTCTTGGGTTTTCTAATGCCATTACTTAAGTTTTCCCTTTATGCTAAAAAGTCCTTTAATAATATTTGCACTCATCGATCTAAATGTACCAATATTATAACTACTCGCAGCGCCCTTTGTAGTTAAATATCTCCCATTATTAGTTTGCACCAAACCAATAGTCAAATCATTTTCAAGTTGTACAATTGCTGCTTCTCTTTCAGTAGGATTTGGTATAGCTAAAATTTCTAATAATCTTCTTGGCATAAATCTAAAAGAGCTCGGATGCATTAATGGTGGACTGCTATTTGCACCTCCCATAGAGACATCTGCACGAGAAACGTAATCATGTATTGCTAAGGCATCTTTCTGAGCTTCCTTAACATTGTTTTTCATTTCTTTTATTTTTGCCTTCGTCTTGAGAAACTTATTTTCATTTGTATGCTCGTGCTTTATGTTTGCAAGATTTCTTATTAATCTACTAAGACTTAGTGCCATGTTTGCCTTCTATAGCTTTTACCACTTTTGCAGAATGTCCACTCATTGCCTTTTTCATAAAGTCTGGCATGTTTGGATCTGTTGGTTGCATCTGGACGCCGCCGCCAATTTGATTTGTATGTTGTGTTGTGTAAGCGCCGCCACCCATAGTAGGATACGGAGCTTGTTCAGACGGTATTCCTCCTTGTGTTTCTGCTAGTATTTTATTTAATACTGGATCTTTTACATTTATTGGGTTTTTAATCTCGCTAGATTTATTATCCTGATTCACTTGAGGATTTGTAATTTCCTTTATTACTATTTTCATTTGTCTGGCAACTTCTTTTTCAACAGTTTCTTTTATTATTTTCTTAAGTGCCATTACTGTGTTCTTCTTCATTATATTACCTTTTTAGTTTGAAAAGTTAAAAGTTTTTTCAATGTCATCTATTCTAGTTAAGCATTCAGATAAGTCAACTAATTGTGAGTTAAGAATAGCATTAATTTCTTCTTGTGATATAGTCGCATTTTCAGATTCGCCTGATGCTCCTTCTTCACATACAATCCATCCAGGTCCTGGTATTGTAAATATTTCTGGAGCATGCACTTTATCTCCTGTAGGTGACTCAACACAACCTGTCTTTATAACATCACCTTCATTTAATTCCAGGCCAGGCCTTAGATATAAGTCTAAATCATCGCTTAAGCTTCCAATTAAATTATTAACATCTCCTTCTATGGTTTCACCAACGCCACCGTCAGAAGCATCTCCCATATCTCCGCTTCTTCCTGTTATCCATGTACCGCCTAATGCTTCACAATCTTCTTTTGTCAATCCGTCTTCCATCCCTCTTTGATTTGCACATGCCTGAATCATTGCTGCTAGCATTGCTATTAACTGTGGCAGAACTCTATTTGCGTCTAGTAAACTTCTCGCAAGTGTATCAATCATTTGTGCTAGACCTAATACCATTTGCTTTATTGTAAAATAAACAAATGCCATCTTAACAGCCTTGCCAATCATAAATATACTTTCAATTACTTTGATAACTCTTTTAACAGTATTTACAGCTGTCCTCACTGCTTGAACAACTTTTCTAATTTGTGTTATAATTCTTTGAACATCTCTTACTAGCTGTAAAAGTTGTTGTGCTTGTGGCCTATACTTACAGGCATCACCATCAGGATCACCATCAATTTTTATTTTTAGTGACTGTACTCTCGCAGCCAGCTTAGTATGGAGCTGTGTTATCTCTACTATTTTTTCTTGTATTGGAACCCACCAAGAGAGGTCGAGGCCTGGTATTTCAAAGTCCAAATCTAATTCTGGTATAAGCCTATCTACAGGTGAAGAATCTGCACGACCTTTTCCTGCTAATTCTTGTAAACTGCAAAAGCCACTTTCATCATCATCCGATACTGGCGATACAACTGCACCATCAGGTCCTACATTCCAACCACTTACACCGATCGATATTGGAGCATCATGTGACACACCATCAGGATCTACAGCTGTTCCGTTAACTATCAAGTCTCCTGGCATAAGGTCTGATCCAGCACCAAATGATCTTACTTCGCCGCCATATCCTGAGTGTATAACTTCTGCACCAGGTTCACATACTTCCCATCCTGGTTCTGTGATAAAAAACGGCTGAGGTGCATGCAGCTTTGTGCCTATTGGGGTTTTGACAAGTGGATCAGAGTTTAAGTCTTCTTCTGACAATCCATATATTTCTGCAACTGCGATATTCTGTGCTATCTGTTCGTCTGTCTGACTTTTCTTTTTTGCAGAGTGTGAAACTTTTATTGCGCACCCTGTTACTATCTGATCTCCCATTAACAGTGTTGCACCTGTGGGAAGTGATCTTCTAATATTTGTTACGTTGTCACAATTAATCATAGTTATTCTCTCGGTGCAGATCTAGAAATAAAAACATTTTGACTTAACAAAGCTTCTTTTAATCGTTGTAAATCAAACCTACCATCTTTTCCAAACATAGCAGATATCAACGCACCTGATGCATTCTCTGAAGGGTGAACTGAAGGCATTCCAAAGTTACCTATTCCTTGTGAGTCTCTAAGACTAATACCTGCTGACTCTAAATTTATTGCCATATAGTATAAGAGGTCGCACAAAGCTTCACCTAAAACAGCAGGCTCTGCAAATCCTACCTCATCATTCTCACCTACTCCATCTGTCTTTCTTCTTGCATCACCTATGTATACATTTTTTCCAATTATAATAGTGTTTCTTTTTGAAATAATATTTAGCTGATTTCCAGAATATACGCTAATATTATTTCCTTCTCCTGGCTTTGTATTAAAAATTATTTTGCTGCTATCAATTAAGATTTGCTTTCCTTTATGTAAGGTTGGAGTTATTGTTTTTGATTCATCATTGTATATTAATCTAGACGGTGTTAATTTTATTTCTTCATTTTTTAAAAGATAAATAGACGCAGCGTCTTCAATAATATCTTCTTCTTTAGGCAAGAATCTAGTTGACATATCTTTATCATCATTAGTAATTCGAATCTTAATTATGGGCTTTGATTCTATAAGTTCTTGTTCACTATTTAAGACTGCTTTATTTTTTCCTAACTTAATTGATTGCCCTTCACGTCCGTCTATAACAATATCACCAGGTATTATTCTTGTGGGACGACCAGTAATAGGCTTAAATTTTTTTGTTAATAAAGAAACAGTATCTGATTTAACATTTGCTTTTGCACCGTCTGTGTTTGTTATTCCGATTGAAGCATTATTGTTAACATTTCTTTTTATGTTTAGTGGGATTGTATAATAAGCTTGATTACCAATACAAATAACGTGAACCAACTCACCGTATATAGGGTAATTTTTAATGTTAGGGTCTAATGGATAAACCCAATCAGACGGAAGCTCAAACCCCTCAAAAGTAGATACGCGTATACAACCAATGTCCTGATATTTTAATTCAGGACGATTGTCGATGTCATCTTCATTGTATATAACTTCTGTTACCTCACCCGGAATTATTTGAATAGATGTTGCTGTTAACTGTCTTATGATGTCAGTTGTAATATCTCTAACAGCTTTTTCTGTTGTTAAAGAACTACCAAGATCTAATTCTGTTTTGTTCTTAGCGAGATCAGTCCAGATCCCACCTCTTCGTGAGACTTTACGACTTATAGACATAGTTACTCCTGTATTTGCAGAGTTATATCATCAACCTCATGTTGTATTTCTTCAGTTGCTTTATTAATCTTTTGCAAAATTTCTTCTTTTTCTGTGTCTGATAATCCTAACTCATCAGTACCGCCCTTACTATCAGTTGTCATAACACGTTGAACTACAGCAGCTAATTTGACTAGTAGTTCATCATTTCTAATGTTGGCCTCCATAAAGTCGCTGATCATAGGAAATAATTGAACAGCAGTATTTGGATCTTTTATATAGGTCATCAACTCTTGTATTGTCGTTTCTATCTGTATCTTATTACGCTGTGAGTTGTGATCAATCTTTTTTAAGATGTCTGATAGTGTTGTATTATCAAATATTTTGTAATCAGTAGACATAAAACTAGCCCTTTGATTATAAATATAGAGTTTTTTAAAACATACGCGCAGATCCTGATGTATTAATAAAACCTTGCTTTTCCCACTGGACATCTAGAGTCTTATAGTGCATCCTCATTACATTTAAAACTTTTGTTATGTGTTGTGTTTGAGAACCTGATATTTCTCTGAGCAAAATATAAAGAGCTTTTTTATTAAAGATCTCTATTGAGTCGACACGTGTCATTAAGTCTAAAATAGAATGAGCAATTTTAATGTCTCTTTGCTTCTTAAATACTTTAGGAATATTTGTGTCCCAGTATTCTATAATAGTGTTATAAAATGTTTTCTGTTCTTGTACTTCAACTTCATTGTTTTCATACGTAACTTTTTTTACATCTTTGTGTTTTAAGTCTACAACATCTGTGTGCGTCTTCATCTTTTTATAATTGGCATTGTTGTGACATATTAACCAATTTTTTACAACAACGCTAAAGTAACTAAATGCCTTTCCTTTACCTTGCTTATATTTTCCAAGACGTGTTATCATAAAAGAGATTACTTCATGTTTAACATCTTCAGAAGGGACATCAAAGTGATAGAACTTAAATGTGTGAATAATATTTTCACAAAGTTTTTCAAACGGTCTTCTTAGAGAAGCGTTGTAAATTTGATTTTTCTCTCTCCAATCTTCAGTACCATTATACTTTACAATTGCTTCTTCAGTTTCTTCTGTGAAATACATTCTTGTTTTTGATTTTTTACGTGGCATTATTTTTATCCTCTATTAAATTATCTAATCTTTCTATTTCATTTTTAAGTGCTTCAAAAGTTGTCCCTGTTTCATCATCAGATTCGAACGATCCAAGTGTATCAACCTTCTTCATTTCTTCCTGAACAGATTTTATTAAAGCATAATTACTGTCCAGGACATCTTCTAAAAAATCTACTTTATTGTATAAGTTCCAGACAATATAACATAATATTAGTATTGTCATTGAGCTTAGTGTTTCTATTATCATGCGAACAAGTCCTTTAATTTACCAACATCTAAATTCTTAACTAGCTCTTCTTCTTTAGATTCACCTTTCATGTACTTTGGAAAATCAATTCTAGATTCACCTGATAACATAAACGCTTCTTTTTCTTGCCTTGCTGCAGAGCAGTCTGCAAAATGTATTATATGGGGCAGGTTTGTTTTCATAGCTTTCCATTCTGCACCTTCAAAGTAATAAGACTTATTTGCTTCTTCATACAAGCCGTCTGCAAGTCTTACACCAAGATATTCTGTTTCTGTCATTGTAATTCCAAATTGATTTAATATCCATATTGCACGATCAGTAACAGTCATATAATGTATTGCAGGATTATGATTATAATATTCTTGAAGCTTCTTTGCTCTCCACTCATCTTTGTTTGGAGAATAATAATCATCTTCCATATTACCGATCTTTCCTAGGTCATGAAACATAGCTGCAAATACAACTGATTCCTTTGATATATCATCAACGTACATACCCTGTGCTTTGAATAGCTCATAGTAACTTAGCGACCACTGTATAATATTAAGAACATGTGCTACATATCCTCCTGGAAATGCATTGTGATACCATGCCCTACCAGATGCAGGTGCTAATGTCATTCTTTCTTGGAAGTGTTCATGGAGAGCTTTTATTTTTTCTAGACGTTCTCCCTCAAAATTTTCGTCTATTGTTTTTTGTAACTCAGACCAATTTTCTTTGATCTGTTCTGCACTTATTCTCATGCATTCTCCTTTGTCCAGTCTAATTTAAAAATATCGCAATTCACATATTTGTAAGGTGCTACACCTTTTGATTCTAAAATATCTACTACATTAACCCATTTAGCATTCATTGTATCACGTACTTGATAAACACCGTCTTTCCCACCTGTACCCTTTAATAAAACAAAATCACCGTAGTCAAATGGTCCACCCCACCGCTTAAGTAAGTTACGAGATAGTGCAACAAATTTATATTGTGATGCTTTGCCTATCCTAATTCGAGTGCCGTCAGCAGTAATATCTGGTGTATCATCACACTGTATTTTATCTGGCTGATACATTGTAACATCAACTTTTATTCCATGCTGATAGAATTTTGATAGTCTATCTGATAGAACTTTATTTTGTACTGTCAATTCTGCATAGTGTCCATGATAAATCTCTTTATGTTTCTTCATAAACTTTGTAGTTATAAAGGCATTTACCATAGTGATAAAAGCAATTGTTAGTATGTATTTATTTAGGTTTTGCATTGTGTGCGCTCCATTATTATCTTATTATTGATAGCATAATCTAATAACATTTCGTGTAATATGAAAGGCTTTTTTTCATTTATTTTGTAACTTTTTTGATGTATAATCTTGAAGTATATCCGGATAGAAAGCGTGTATTATTAATGCAATTGCACATTTCATTGCTCTCAACCAATGCTTCATATACGTCGTATTATTTTCTTTAATATGTTTAAACATAATTTATTGTGGACCCGGGGAGATTCGAACTCCCGTCCGGTATACCGTTAACAACGAGTCATTTACAGCTTAGTCAGGTTTTCCATCAGCTTTAGGAGGCCTATTAATTTACCTGCAAAACCACTAGACATTTGTTCTGATTGTCAACAGGTGACTCTTATACTCTACCACACGAGTTTGTGTCTAACTTATTTTATGACCGAGTGTTAGACAACTCAGTATCTTATGCCGCGTAGGAATAAGATTGTTGGTAATCCAACTCAGAACCTACATGAGGTGCTGAATCATGATCGGCTAAATGCCAATCGATTACCAACCCGTCTAGTGAATTATCACCATTTGAGTTAGTGAACCTTTTTTAACAGGTCTTGTTCAAACCTTGCTGCACTCTATTGTCAAAAAGCACCCGTCGATACCAAGCGGGCCCATATTATTTAATCATCATAATCTTCGTTAGCAAACTGATCATACCCCTGATCGAACGATTCGTCTTCAATTTGTAAATCTTCTAGCAACAGTTCGGCAGCTGCCCAGTCTTTATCATAAATAGCTGCCTCTAATCTCATAATAATTTCTTCTATTGATAGCATCTTATCAGCCCCTTGTTTAGTTGACACTAAATATGGATAATCTGCCAAATTTAATTCAGTTACTGACGTATTTTCTATCAAAAAATTCCACGGTAATACTATGCTCAT